AGCCGTGGATGCTGACCGAGATCGGCATCAATGACCCTGCGACGCCGGCATCGACCAAGGCCACCCGCTATGGTCAGCTACATCAAAAGCTGCCGTCACAGATGTGTGCTGCTGTCTGGTATCATGTTTGCAGTACCCCGATCGACCAAGATCAAGCGAACTACGCACTGCCCGATTCGGCGCTGCCATATCTCAAGGCCGGAGGAACAGTGTGACCGACCAGGCCACATTACAGGAGGCATTCGATGCGGCGCTGGCCGAGCTGAAGGGGAAAGAGCGCAAGCTGGTGATCGAGTATCTGCGTGACTTGCATCAGCGCAACGCGGCGATCCGCGCCGGCTACAGCGAAAAAACCGCCGACGTGCAGGCGAGCCAGATCTTAAGAAAACTTAAGGTTAGACAAGCAGTCAACGCTGGCTTAGCGCTCTACGCGATGCCTGCTGATGAGGTCTTAGCACGACTTAGCATGCAGGCCCGCGGGTCGATGGCTGACTTTCTGCGCATCGACGATGAAGAAATCACGCTGACATGGTCGCTCTTGACGGTGCCAGAGACAGAGGAGGGCGAGGCCGATATCGCCGGCACGGTGATGCGCTTGGCCAGTCAGGAGAATGTCAAGCCAACCGATCGCATTCTGCACACCGCGACGATTACACGTCCGGTTGCGCGGCTGGACTTGATGGAGGCTGGACGGCGTGGCCTACTGGGCCTGGTCAAAAAGTATGGCCTGGATGACAAGGGCAAAGTAACGATCGAACTGTACGACGCGCAACAAGCACAGGCGCTCATCGGCAAAGCGCACGGACTCTTTATTGAGAAGACTGAGCACGCCGGCGCAGTGACGATCAAGGTCGAATATGGAGCTGACCGTACGACTTAGACGGCCCCATGCACAGCAGCTGCGCTTTATCGATAGTCCAGCCAAGCGCAAGGTGGTGCGGGCCGGGAGGCGCGGCGGCAAAACGGTGGGGATGGCGATCTACGCGGTCGAACAGTTTCTCACAGGGCGGCGCGTGCTGTATGCCACGCCGACACAAGATCAGATCGATCGCTTTTGGGAAGAGTGTAAGCGCGCACTGGCCGAGCCGATCGCGCAAGGTGTCTTCTACAAAAATGAGACCCGCCATGTGATCGAACTATCCGGCACCGAACAGCGCATTCGGGCCAAAACGGCATGGGACGCCGATACACTCCGCGGCGACTATGCCGATATCCTGATCTTGGACGAGTTTCAGCTGATGCAAGAGGATGTCTGGGGCGTGGTGGGCGCGCCGATGCTGCTCGACAACGATGGGGACGCGGTGTTTGTGTACACGCCACCGAGCATGAAGACGATTCAGCACAGCCGTGCGACCGACCCGTACCACGCGGCGAAGATGCACGCGCGGGCTATGGCCGATACCACGGGGCGCTGGGCGGCGTTTCATTTTTCGAGCCACGCGAACCCGCATATCAGCAAAGAAGCCTTAGCCGAGATCACCGGTGACATGAGCAACCTGGCCTATCGCCAGGAGATCGAGGCGCTCGACATTGAGGACGTGCCCGGCGCGCTGTGGCGGCGCGTGTGGATCGAAGGGAAGCGGGTCACGAAAGCACCCCCTCTCTCACGTGTGGTCACGGCGCTTGACCCCAGCGCGACATCAGGCGGCGACGAAGCCGGCGTGATCACGGGAGGGGTGGGCATGTGCGACTGTATGGGCAGCCCCGAGCTGCACGGTTTCATTCTGAGTGACGATAGCGTGCAGGGCAGCCCGCGCGTGTGGGCTAGAGCCGGCGTCACGGCCTATCATAAGTTCGACGCGGATGCGCTAGTGGCGGAGGATAACAACGGTGGCGAGATGGTGGAGGTCACGATCTCGACTATTCCCAACGCACCAGCGGTCAAGCGTATTCACGCCAGCCGGGGCAAGTACACCCGCGCCGAGCCGGTCTCGACGCTCTATGAGCAGGGCAAAGTGCATCACGTCGGCACCTTTCCGAAGCTGGAAGACGAGCTGTGCTCGTGGCTGACAGGCATGGTCAGCCCGAACCGGCTGGACGCGCTGGTTTGGACGATTACTGAGCTGATGATCGGCGGAGTCAACGCCGATGAGTGGATACGCCGCTACACTGCCGCTATCACACCAAAGGAGGAAGCTCATGCCACCTGACATTACGATCATCACGTTCCTGGTGTTCCTGTTCTGGTCTATCGTGTTTGGCTTCGGATTCGCTATCGGCGGGTGGATCTGGAGCGTGCTCATCGGCGCTGTTAGGAGAACACCCTAATGCCGACGATTCCCGCCGGTGTGCAGCCGATCGATCTTACTCCGCGCGCCTACGCGGTCGCGCGCCTTGCCGATCGTTTCCTCTCGACCAACCTCCTCGGCAGTCGCGCGTTCGGGCCGGGCGTGCCCTTGCAGCCGACCGTTGCCCCAATCGACCAGGCCCAGCCACGCCAGTTCCAATATCCCGTCTCCTGGAACACGCAGACGATCCCACGCCGCGAGTACCCCGACCTCACGCCGTTTGAGCAGCTGCGCGCGCTGGCCGGCGCGTACGACGTGGCCACCGTGTGCATTCGCACTATTCAGGACATCGTGAGCGGCCTGGAGCTGACGATCGTGGCGAAGGACAAGAAGGCCCAGGCGAGTGAGCAGGCTATTTGCGATGAGCTGATGGACTTCTTTCGCAAGCCCGATCGTGTCACGCCCTTCCCGATGTGGATGGCCAGTCTCATCCACGATATGCTTGTGCTCGATGCCATGACTATCTACCCGCACATGGCGCAAGGCGGCGGACTCTGGGGATTGGAGTTCGTCGATGGAGCCACCATCAAACCCCTCCTCGACGCGCGCGGGCAGACCGCTGCCTATCAGCAGATTCTCTACGGCATGCCGTGGTCAGATTACGAGCGGCCGCGGCCCGATACGGACGACGACGACTTCCCCATGTTCTCGCCGAAAGAACTCTTCTACCTGCCACGCTGGACGCGCAGTAACACGCCCTACGGCTTCCCACCGACAGAGAGTGTGATCATGCGTGTCAACACCGCGCTCCGCAAACAGACCTGGGATCTCTCGAAGTTTACTGATGGCAACATCCCGCCGGGCATCCTCTCTCCACCCGAGGGGCTGATGCAGCCCGAGCAGGTCGCGCAGTTCGAGGAGTGGTGGAACGCCAAGCTCGCCGGACTGGACGTGGCCAGGCAGCGGATCATCATGTTGCCGTGGGCTGGCAAGTTCATCGATCTGCACGCCTTGTCGGAGGGTGGGCAGTACGAGTCGTCCCTCGACGAGTGGATGCTGAAGATCACCTGCGCGGCCTACGCGGTGCCGCCGCAGGAGATCGGCTTCACCGCCGACATCAACCGCGCCACCGGCGATATTCAGCAGAATGCGCTGTATCGGCGCTGCATCATCCCCACCACCGTCTGGCTCAAGCGCGTGGTGTTCGACCCGGTGATCCAGGGGGTGGAGTTTTTTAACCAGAATCAGCTGGAGGCCCAGTGGCAGTACGGCGAGACCGACGATCGGAAGATGCTCGCTGAGACGGATAACATCTATGGCCAGCTGGGCGCGGTCTCGGCAAGCGAGCTGCGCACCATGCGCTATCCCGATCTCGATGGGCCTGCGCCGGGGGTGGCTACGCCTAACGGTGCTGGAGCATCGCCAAATGTGGCGATACCAGCTGGTACCACCCGATCTGACGAGGGTGGACAGCCATGAGCTTCAGCATAACCATTCCCAATCTCGCGCCGCTCCTCGACGCGCTCGCGCGCTACCCGCAGATCGCGGAGCCGATTATTAAACGAGCGACCGACCAGGCGCTCATCGACCTTGTGCCCGATTTGGCGCACTACCCGCCCGAGCTGCCGCGTCAGAAATACATTCGGACGGGCGACTTAGGCGAAGGCTGGAAGGACGCGCAGCCGCAGTGGCAGGCTATTCCAAGCGGGTTCGAGGGGTCAATCGACAACCCGATGCCCTATGGGCCGGATGTGCAGGGCCATCTGACCCAGGCGCGCATCCACAGTGGACGCTGGAAGACCGACCAGCAGATCGTGGAGGCGCACGCCTTAGAGACCGAGGCGATCTACGATAAAGCACTCCAAGAGATTGCGGACGCAATTGATGCGCAGGCAGGCAACACATGACCACAAGAACGGTGATCGGCCCGCTCTATCACGCGCTCGACACCCCATGGGCGAGTGTGGTGCTGACCTTTCGCCTGATTACACCTTTTGGCACGGCGAGCCGGGGCTACAGCGCGGATAGCACAACGGTCACGACGGACGTCAATGGCGATTTCACGCTTGCCTTAGCAGTGCCCGATACCGGTGCGGCGCGCTACACCGTTAGTCTC